CTGACGATAACGGAATACTTATAACTGATAATGCTACCAATCCCACTAAAGCTTTGAGGTTACTAGGCGGGATATTTGCTATAGCCAATAGTAAGACACCAGAAGGAGACTGGAATTGGAGAACATTTGGTACTGGCGATGGCTTTACCGCAGACCAGATTAATGCTGGACAAATTCAAACATCGCTGGTAAAGATATTTGGAAGCACTCAATTCTATTGGGATGGAGACAACATATATGTTATCAATCCATCGGACAGTAATCAACAAATTAGAATTGGGAAATACGATGGAATGAACTATGGCATAGCTTTCACGACAGATGGTGGAACATCTTGGCGAAATGTGATGAATTTCAATGGATTGTATATTGGAGCTAATACAGCGCAATTCGCAAGTGGATATGACCCAAGCACAAAAGAAACGCCAGATGGGGCGCAGGCCAAAGTAGATACGCATAATGCTCTAGCATCTCCGCATAATCTCCCGAGTTATACCAAGCTTACAAATACTGGTATTCAAATATTCGATGGAAGCAATAATAAGCGGGCGCATTTTGGACAATATCAAACTGGGGAATATGGAGCATGGGTAGACAGCGGGTATTATGTTCTCAAAGACAAAGGCTTGGAAATGTCTTTACAGCAGATGCCTAACCTTATTCCAGAGCATGGCTTTGAGACAGTGCCAGTTACTGGAAGTGTGGACGCGACATATAAAGATTATGCTATTGGCGATATGAGGTGGAATAACTGGAGCAAGCAAGGAAGTCCACGATTGATTTGTATGCGGTTAACTCATTTATTAGATATGGCGGCTTTGTATGGAACTAATTCGCTGGTATCTAATAGCGGCAATTGGCTAGAAGTTACAGTAAAATGTCAGCCTTTAACCACATATACTTTGAGCGGATTTGCTGCTGGTGGGTATAGAAGTACAGCGGGAATACCAAAACTGTTTGCTGAATTTTATTTACCAACATGGGAAAGCATTTCAACAACGTCCAAAACGTTTACAGCTGTATCTGGACAATTCAATTGGAACAGGTATTCATTCACGTTCACTACTCCAGATGAAGCTGCTTATGTTAGGATAGTTCCCTATGCGGCCAGTACCGCATGGGTCTATTGGGATGGAATCCAATTGGTGGAAGGCTCACGTCCAGTACGTTATGAACCCGAATCCGAACTATGGAACCACGCAACGCGGTATATCCCAGCTCATATGGTAGACAAAGATACCAACACTAACGGTAGCTATGTCAAGTTCGGCGACGGCACCATGATATGTTGGGTAAGAATGTCTGTAACCGACCAAGCGATAAATCGGGCATATGGCTCACTTTTCATAGGCACACGTAATTGGACGTTCCCAGCAAAATTTTTGAATCCGCCTACGGTCACATGCAGTGAGTTTAAATGGGGCACGGGTGCATCATGGGGCGGTGTTTCTGCCGCAACCTACTCTTATGCTGTCCTTCGTGGATATGATGTATTATCACGTGCGTCAGGTACAACCTGTACAATAGCCGCTACGGCAATAGGAGTGTGGTAAATATGAGTGATGGAAACTGGTATGACAACAAAGCCCTGCTTGAAAAAATAGATGCGCTTGATTCAAAAATAGATAACTTGCGGACCGATCTCGAGTCAACCCGAACCTTAATCAGAGATTATAATAATCTTAGGGGAAAAGTCGAAGACACGGCCGGAAAAGTCAATACTCTGATGTGGCTCACGCCAATTGCTATAGCAGCAACTGGTTTATTATTAACATTTTTGAATTTTGTAATAAAATAGGAAGGTGATAAAATGGCTAAAATAATGATTGATGCAGGACACGGAGGCAAAGACCCAGGAGCAGTTGGCCCAAGTGGACTAAAAGAAAAAGATGTAAATCTAGACATCGCAAAACGACTGGGAGGCATATTGGCAATAAATGGTATAACAATAAATTATACCAGAACAACTGATATATTTGTAGATTTGGACGATAGAGCAGCTATTGCTAATCGATGGGGGGCTAACTATTTTGTAAGTATCCATTGTAATTCGTTTACAGATAAACAAGCTCATGGAGTGGAAACTTATTGTTATGACTTTGGTGGAGAGGGGGAGAAACTAGCTAGAAAAGTACAAGCATCTCTGGTAAAAGCCACTAGCTTGGCCAGTAGAGCAGATGTTAAGAAGGCGGATTTTGTGGTATTGAGGAAAACATTAATGCCCGCAATACTAGTAGAAACTGCGTTTATAAGCAATCCCAATGAAGAAAAGAAATTAGCCAATTCGGATTTTAGACAAACCGTGGCTAATGGTATAGCACGTGGAATATGTGAATATTTGAAAATCCCATTTATGATAACCAAGCCTTCTAATCCACCAAAAGAGGGTGAGATAGATATGGATACAATAGTAGTATATACTGGTGATATAGATGCTTTATCTGCTATTTTAGTTGGCCAAAAATACAAAGCACCCATAATGCGTCAGAGCGATTACAATTCTAGCGGATTGAAAGCTAAAAAAGTTATTGTGGTGGGCACTGGTATTGATAGATTTGATTCATTCAAAAAAGCAGCAAATTTACTATAATGAAAAGAGGGGATAAATATGGATATAGAAGTATATGATGTAGTTATAATTCCACTTATTGTTGGAGTAGTAGAACTATTGAAACAGCTGGGATTACCAGTTAAATTCTCAGCATTAGTTGCTGCTATACTGGGCATAGTAATTGGAGTAATCTATATAGCACCAAATGATATCTTACAAGGCATCCTGGTAGGATTGGCCATGGGATTGTCCGCATCTGGATTATATAGTGGCGTGAAAAATACAATAGAAGGTGTAAAAGGTGAATGAAGAATTAGCAAATGAAGCAATTCAAGAATTAGCTGACGTGTGGTATAAGTACAGTGATGCTTTTGAAAATCCCATTTATGCCTCATACGTGCTCTGGCATATTAATAAGATACAAAAACTAATATGGGATGAAATAACAGAGCAAAAAAATAAAGAACGTGATATAATATAGATACGCATTTTACTTATTTCATAGAAATGGCCTCTGCTATGGCAACAAATATCATAGCAGAGGCTTATTTTTATGTCCAAAAATAGATATGCCCCTAATTCGCTCATATTTTACCTGTATTCAATTTATCCATGCCGGTAATATGAATTACTGTATGCACATAACAAAACTCGATATAGGCAAATGTCGTAAGCAGGATAAGGCTGATAAATTGACATAAAAAAAGAGAGGTGTTATACCTCTCATATGTCCAGCCGCTTCACTAGGTTTTGCCCTAGCGCTTTTGCAGCATCTTCAACGATGCTGGCTGGAATGTTACCGCTGCTTTCTGTATATAGGCCGCTATCGCCTATAAACGTTGTGTCAGGCTCCGGCAGTTCATCGACGATAGTGTAGTCGGCACTATCGCTTTCATTTTCCCACCTCGACCAATTCTTCCAGTATATCAGAAACTTACCTTTACTAGTCTGATATATGGCCCAGTCTGTTCCCCTGTCATCGCGGCTCATTGTCTGGCCGCAGAAGTCAGTGCCGTCGGCTAACAGGCGGCCTTTGAAGGCCACCTTCCGCGTGTCATTTGCGCCGCGTGGTCTCCAATTGCCGACTTCTAAAACTATTTCTTCCTCAGCCTTTTTGTCCTCTATGTATTGCTTCAAGGCTGTGGCGATGATACTGCTCAAACTTTCACTGCCGGCTAACCGCTCCGCCTCTTCGAATATTGAGGCGTCTTCATCTTTTACATAGATATTCTTTTTCATTATTTCTCCTTCTATCCGCACCCCGTCACAGCCGGTGCCGCTGAATTTATGAGCCGGTAACAAAGCCACCGGCGGGGCTATAGGCTATTCTTCGTTCACCATGTCCATTAAGGCTTCAACTGCCGACTCTCTGTCATAGTCGTATGGGTTTAACAACACTTTTAATGTTTCTGTGTCGACGAGTATCTCGGCCTCGTGGTTGTATACCGGCTCGGCTGTACCGAACCGATCTCCTCTTGATATATCGATACGTCCTTCATATCGATATATTGCCGGGTATCCATTGTTTTGCAACGATTCTTGCGCTGCCTCCAGCATTTCTATTGCCTGCTCTTTGTTTATTTTGTTAGCCATTGTCATTACCTCCAAAAAATTTTTTTGGCTTTCGCCGACCGTCGACCCCAACTCGGTGGGGCCTAGGTTTCGCCGTTGCCAGCGGCTCGTCAGGGCGTTACAGCAAATCTGCTAAAATTTCTCGCGGTACCTGCTGCAATGCTTCTATGGTGCTACACATTTCGTCCAGTCCCCATATGGCCTGCCAACCGTCTTCTGTAAGCTTCTCAAGCACGAACGGGGCATCACTATAAGCTAGCTGTGCGGCTGTATCCGATAGTGAGCGGCGCACAACTCTGAACGTGCTTGTCTCGGCTGCTATTTCTAGTACGTACCAACCGCGCGAGAATATGTCATCTGGAGTAATAGCAGGCTCATCGAGTTCTATCCCCGCCGTGGCCGGTACTTCTGTACCATTCAGAGGTGTCCAGAAGCCATATAGCCTAGCACGTTCGAATGGCTCATATTCACCATCGCTGTCTAAAGGTTCGATGGCGGTAACACAAAAGTCACCATCTTCATGTAAATCTACGTTTTTCCATGCTTCTAATTCGTACCTCATTTCATCTTCTCCTTTTAGCCCGGCACCTTATTGTGCCCGCAGCTCTTTTCTCTCTCTGAGTATATTATACGCATACTATACGTATAAGTCAACACTTATTTCATGTACTATCTTGCTATTTTTTATTTGCCTATTTTGTGCGGTTTATAGGCGTTTTGCTAATTAAACTTGTAATATCTTGCGATAATAATAAAGATAAAAGAGAAGTACAAACATACCACCCATGCCATTTCGGCTTAAATGCAATCGTTGTCATGAGGTCGTGCGGTAAAGGTAGTATTTACTTTATGGATATTCAGCTGTATAATGATATAAATTTGATAGAGATATGGACAGTGCTATTGTTAAGAGGGGTTCGCCTCCACCACCTATATCACTGTCCATATTAATCTTAAACTCTATATCTATCCTATCAGGGTAGATTATTACTTTATCAACGTAAGTTTCAATCACTTTCCTTTTTTCCTGAGGTTCACCGGTAAGCAAAATCTCCTTTGACTTCTGTATATAAGCAGCGATATTTTCTCTGTTGACCCATGAATAATCGGTAGAACTTAGTTCTGATAACCTCTGCTGATATTGTGATGATTCAAGCTTATATTGGGACATTCTTTGTTTAGTAAATTCCTTATCAGCTATGCCTTCTTCTATTGCATCTAACAGCTTATTGACTTTATTATTTATCTCTTTTATCTTATCTTCTATGTATGCCCTTTCATCGGCAGCCTCAGATGAATAATTCTTAGCATACTCTATAATCTTATCGGAAATTTCCTCAATTTCAGCACTGCTAAAAACAGTATTAAGCAATTCATTAATAACCCTTTGCTCTAATATATCCTGCCGAATAGATTTATTCTTGCAGTTACCTTTGTTTTTCCTGTTTGTGCAGGAGTATATTACATACTTCTTACCGCCACGGCCGTGACGATAACCATTTCCGGTATATGGACTGCCGCATTCACCACAAAACACTAATCCTGTTAGCAGATAATATCTTTTCCCAGTCATTCTTGGCCCACTCCTTCTACCATCTAATTTTTCCTGTGCTTTGTCAAACGTTATTTCATCTATTATTGCTGGCATTGCGCCAGGAATTCTAACGATATCATCATTTTCCTTATAAGCATGGTTATTCCTTTTACCTTCGCTTTTGCTGGTCCTTTTGTTAAATACATAAGTGCCTTTGTACTTTTCGTTTCTGAGAATATCGTATATGTTATTCTTGCTGAAGGTATTGCCTTTCTTAGTCCGATAGCCCTGTTCGTTGAGAACCTGAGCTATTCTCGAATATCCATATCCTTCAAGATACATGTCGAATATTTTGCGTATTATTACAGCCTCACCTTCATTTACTTCGTATGTCTTATCTTTAGCGACGTTATATCCTAGAGGCGGAATACCGCCGTTATGCTTGGCTTGAAGAGCAGTTTCCTTCATGCCTTTCATGACTTCCCTTGCAAGATTCTTACTGTAGTATTCAGCCATACCCTCCAAAACACTTTCCAAGATGATAGACTCTGGACTGTCACCAAGCTGCTCAAGTACTGATATGAGCCTTACGCCATTCTTTTTGAGTTGCCGCTTATAGAAGGCGCTGTCATATCTATTACGTGCAAAACGGTCCAGCTTATGCACGATCACGGCTTGAAATATACCCAGCTCACTATCTTTCATCATCTGCAAAAAATATGGCCGCTGATCCGTTGTGGCTGACTTGGCCTCATCAGGATATATCTTTACTATTTCGATTCCGTTGCGTTCGGCATATTCCTGAATAGCGCGGATCTGAGCATCGATACTTTCTTCACGTTGATTATCACTGCTGTATCGGACATATGCTGCTGCTTTCATTCTTGCGGCTCCTCTCAAATTTTATATTGCAATATCATAACAAAAGCAATAAGCAAATTCCTGTTAATGCAGCTACAGCGAGCAATGCTATTATTCCGCATCCCATGCTAGATCCGGCTTTTCGTTGTCTGCCTGACTTTGTCGTCGGTATGCCAGTCTTTCTTGATATATTAGATTTAGCCTTTGATACGCCAGTAGCACGTTTCCATGAGAAACCACCTTTATTTGCCATATTTAATACCTCCATAAATCTTTATTTATGCTAAACAGGCTTTAGCCTGTTGCATACATTGCCCAACACAGGATAAATTTTCTGCATCAATGTCAAAAAATAGCCTTTCCAAAGGCTGCTTCATATATAGCCGGACTTTCGGTTACCTTCAGGACAGTAAGTAATTGTTCATATGTAAAAAAATCATTATCTTCCGAGGGCCACAGTAAATACGCGGCAAAGATGCTTGCCTCTTGCTCTAACCGACTTGCCGAAAGCAGTGTATATGCTTTGAGGAACGAACAGTTCTCCCTTGGATGCAGTATTGCATGTCCCAGTTCGTGTCCACAAGCAAACTTCTGCTGTACGTATTCAAGCTCTGTATTTATAAATATTACTTTACTGCGTCGTACGTACTTATATAATCCCCAAACATTGCCTAAAGGCTGTTTTACGATAACTACGTCCATGTTTTCGGCAATGTCAAAGGGATTATCCGTCTTGTACTTTCTTTTAAGACAGGCAGCTATAGATATAATCTTGCTATCAGAGTACATGCTATTACCACCTCATGCTTTATTACGTCTATATTTCTTTGGCGTATATCTGGCCTTATTGCGCTGCTTTACTGCGCGCAAGCCAACATCTATCGCATCGCGCAATAGTTTTTTATCTTCGTCCGTCATCGGCTCATTGTAAAACATAAGCCCATCTGCTTGCGTGAGGTCGCTCATAATGCGCTCCAAGTCTTTCGCAATGTCCTTCTCGTCCTTGGGCGTTATCGCTGGACGCCATGTTTTTATTTGACGATGCTCATCTTGTCCCTCTTCTATATATCCAGTTTCAGCTAACAAAGATTCAACGGACATATTCATTGCTTCCGCCAGCTTGGTAACTGTATCCATCGTCGGCTCTATTTTCTTTTTCGAAATTGGATCATATTCTTTTTCCAGTTTAGCAATATACGCATGACTTAATCCAGCCCTTCGAGCAAAATCTCGTAGTGATAAACGATTAGCCTTGCGAAATTCCTTAATTTTTTCTCCTATCGTTTTCATTGTTCGTACCTCCTATTTATTATATATGTAATCTATCGGTTACACAAGATAAAAACATAAATTTTTAGTATAAGATAGTTGACAAATCATTGATAAGGTGTATAATAGTATTGTAAACAACAGTACACAGCAAAAGAGGTGGTAACTATAATAAACCGAATAAAAGAGTTACGCGCAGAGCGCGGAATAACTCAAGAAAAGCTGGCAAAGGCCATTGGCATCGCTAGACCATATTTATCTAAAATTGAACGCGGAGACAGTGAACCCGGCGGCGCAATCATGTTAAAAATAGCTGATTACTTTGGGTTACCAGTCCAGCAGATATTTAGCAATGCCGATGACGAGCAAGCCGCTACGACGGCATAGAAAGGAGTAAAAAGATGGAGAGTATATCTAATTTACCACAGGTGTTTAATTATGCAGGCAAACAGGTCCGTACTATTATAATAGACGGTGAGCCATGGTTTGTAGCAAAAGATGTATGCGACATACTTGATTTTGCCAACCTGTCAGAAACGATAAAACGACTGGATGAAGATGAGGTCAGCTCAATTGAGGTCATCGATAGTTTAGGCAGAAATCAAGACACAAACATTGTGAACGAAGCAGGTTTATACAGCCTTGTTCTTGGAAGCCGCAAGCCAGAAGCAAAAGACTTCAAGCGCTGGATAACACATGAAGTTATTCCACAAATTCGCCAAACAGGTGCATATTCATTAAATCCATATCAACTTATAGCAACCGCGTTAATAGAAGCTAATAAAATTTTAGCTGAACGTGATGCGCAAATACAGCAGCTTATTCCTAAAGCTGAATTCTTTGACGCTGTAGCTGGTAGCAAGACAGCTATCAGTATGGGCGAAGCAGCTAAAATAATCTATGAAGAAACACATCTAGGCCGTAATAAGCTATTCAAAGTATTACGGCAAAAGGGCATACTCATGTCCGACAACATACCTTATCAGGAATTCATTGACCGCGGTTATTTCCGCACAATAGAGCAGAAATACACCGTTCCAGACGGTTCTACACGTATAAGCATCAAAACGCTCGTGTACCAGAAAGGGCTGGATTTTATTCGCAAAGTCATCAAAGAAGATAATATTATTGCCTTAAAGCAGGCATAGAGGGAGGGTATTTCAATGCAGGTAGCAACAGTAAGGGTAACGCTCGACAGAAAGACGATGCAGAAGATAGGCGAAGAGGTGATCGGCTATCAGGAGATGGACGAGGATGAATACTATAGGCCGCTGGTTGAGCTATTAGCGCCCAAGTTCATGGAATGGATGAGGCAACAGAGGGAGGAGGTGAATGACAATGTATAAAGTAACGACAATTGAGGGTTATGATGCAGAGAGACAGCATACTGAAGAGCAGATGGCAGCAGTACTTTCAAGAATGATGGAATTGCAAAGGCAAATCAGGGAAGCCCAAAAAGCCGAAGCCGAACTGCGGAAATGCAGGGAGCAATTAGAGGAATTGGCATCCGAATATGTCGGCGGATATGACCTCTATGTTGTGAAAGAAGGGTTGGAGAAATGAAACGTTGGCTAAATAAACACTGGCTATATGTTATAGCGTTCGGCGTGGGATTAATGCTCACTCCAATGAGCATACGTGCTGCATATATCCAGCGCGGGTATTTTGCGGTTGGGGGAGAATGGCTTGTACTACCGCTTGTGCTGATGGTGGCAATGCTGATAAATGAAATAAAAGCAGTAATGAATGTCTTTACTACAAGTACAAAAGACGAGGATATGTCTATGGATCCCGTGGACAACGGTATAAAAAAAGACGCTTGTTAAAGCGCCAATAAAAAAGAATTTCTATAGCTAGTATAGCATATTAAGGAGGATATTTCAATGATAAACGAAGATAAAGCATTTGATGAGATGGTAAGCAGTATGAATGAATTGACTTATATTGAAGACGAAGACGATTTTATAATAAGCAATGATATAGAAGCGGATTGGCAAATCGATAAAATAGCTATCGTTACAGCAGATTTGAAACGCAAAGAAATGGTAGCTAATGCAAAGATAGAACAAATACAGCAATGGCTCAACAAAGAGCGAGAAAGCGCCGAAAAAGAAATCCATTATCGTGAATTTCTCTTGCTGGAATACATCAAATCATTGCCAGACTCCGCAGTTCAAAAAACTAAAACGCAAAAAATATATAAGCTGCCATCCGGGACGCTACGGCTAAAGGAACAGCAGCCGGAATATAAGCGGGATGACGAAAAACTGCTGCAATGGGTGAAAGCGAACAAGCCGCGGTTCGTAAAAACAAAAGAATATGTGGACTGGGCCGGGCTAAAAGAGGTAGTAGCAGCGGAAGGCAGCAGGGTTGTAGATATTCAAACAGGCGAGATTATCGACGGAGTAGAAGTTATTGAACGTGGGCCCAAATTTGAAGTGGAGGCGCAGTGATATGGCAAACGAAAAAATGATCCAGCAAAAGCAAAATATTTCAGTGGCGGAAAGCCCACAGGCCCTGAAAGCACTTACTGATATAGCGGATACCAAAGGCAAACTTGACGTTCGTGGTATGAAGCCGTTTTTGGTGAACATGGGCGGCAAGCCCTATATAGATAAAGGCGGCCTTGAACTCAAGCTCCAAGAGGTTGCCAACAAACGTAAAGGCATAAAGAGCATACTTACCATTATCGGCAGCTATGCGCATGAGGACCCGAAACAAATGCTTGAACTTGCATCAAAATTGCCGGCTCAGGTGGTAGATGCAATGGCGAAAGAGCGAGATTATATGGCCGAAATGTGGACCGCTCCGCTAGGCACAGCAGTTGCTAAATGCATAATCCTGTTTGGCGATGGGTTAAAGATAAGCGCAAAAGCAACGGCCAGCAAGGAAAATGTGCAGATGAGCACAATTCATGCACATCTGGATGTGATGGCGCAAACAAGAGCATTCAATCGTTGCGTGCGATATATAACGGCAAATGGCTTTTTGGATGTCGACAACATGATTAACGAAGAGGAAGCAGACGACATTTCAGCATACGAGGTGGCCGATGAGGACGAATCCTTTCGTGAGCTCGGCGTTGATGGCGGAGATGGACCGGATGAAGCAATATACATTGAACAAGATAGCGGAGGAACAGTATCTTCAGGAGCAGAGCAAGAGCAACAAGCAGTACAAGGCTCTGGTAGACGCAGCGGCAGCATTCGAGCAAATACTGGCGCACAAGAAGAACCGCTGACAAAGCAACAGGAAAGCGCTATACACGCTATACGTAAAAGTAAAAATATATCTGATGATGATTATTACGAGATAATCGGCGCATATGGATATGAGCATACCGACCAGCTGCCCAAAAAGGTGGCGTCTGATGTAATTAAGCTGCTAAATAATTGGGGCAAGTAATAATGTTATCATCGGTAAAGTAGTTGAGCTTTACACCCCTTTATGATGAAGCCTCCTATAACCTTAGTACCACCGAGCTCAACACTTTACCGGGTTTCATAGACAGCACGGCAGGCGGCAGAAGCTAAAGCAAAAAATAAATACAAACATGAAAGGTAGGTGAAAATCCTCCTGTTCGTGGACGCGGATTCTATAGCAGGCCGCCTGCCTATTTTAGAAAGGAAAAAAATATGGGAATACAGATAATAAAACGTAAATCGGGAGTAATGCCACAAAAGGAACAGGTCGGATCCGGTATGCCGCAGATCAGCTATAACAGCGACGGCCATATCGCAATCCGATATATCGAATCCCAAGACGAAGATACGCTTATCGTATTGGATCAGCGCGCGTCTGAAACATTAAAGTTTTTTATTCAAATGATGTTAAAAGGTCCCGATAATGGGCAATTGCCTTTTTAAGGGGAAGTGTTTTGTATGGATTATATAAAAGAGATACTATTTTGATATTTGGGAGAAGAGGTTAATATAAAATGTCTAGGCGAAGAATGATTGACCCAAATTTTTGGACTAGTGAGGACGTTGGAAAGCTTAATATGCTTGAAAGGCTGCTGCTCATAGGTATGTTCAGTAACGCTGATGACTATGGGAAAGGTCGAGCTAATCCAGTATATTTGCGCTCAACAATATTCCCATATGATGATATCCCAATAAACGAGATAGAAAGCAGTTTAGTTAATATAGCTAAATACATCAATGTTGTGTTTTACGAAGTTGACGGCAGCCGATACTATAAATTTATACATTGGGATAAATGGCAAAACGTGCAAAAGCCTCAAGCCTCAAAAATTCCTGACCCGGTAGAGAATGATTCTGGAATGATTCTGGAATCAGTAGAGAATAATTCTGGACTAAAAGAAAAAGAAAAAGAAAATAAAGAGAAAGAGAATATAAAAAGAGAAGATAAAGATATATTGTCATCGCCTGCGGCTGATGACTGCCCATCTCCTGATAATGATATATCACAAAGCAATAAACAAATTCCATATCAGGAAATTGTTGAGCTTTATAACCAGACATGCATATCCATGCCTAAAGTTGAGAAGCTTACGGAAAAACGACGCAAAGCCATTAAAGCTATATGGGCTAAAAATCGGGGCTTAGACACGTTTAAGCAGCTTTTTGAAAAAGCGGAGACAAGTGATTTTCTATCCGGGAGATCCGGCAAATGGACTAGCTGTAACTTTGATTGGCTTATGAACACCAACAACATGCTCAAAGTGCTGGAAGGCACATACGACAACCGAGCAGCTCCAAACGAAGCGGCAAATATAGCCACAGGGACGGAATTATATCCATACCGCTATGTGTAGCAAAGAGGAGGAGAAATTATGTTACCTGCTGATATCGAAGCTGAAAAAATAGTGCTTGGCTGCATGCTGTTAGACCCGGAATGCGTATCCGAGGCCGATACGCTAAATGAGAGCATGTTTTACGATGATGTTAACAGAGCTATATTTACAGCGATAAAGACGCTCAGAGCCCAGAAAAAAGTTGTAAGTACGGTGACGGTGTTACCGCTTTTGAAGGGCAAGGTGGATGTATCGTATCTGCTTGAGCTTACAGGGAGTTTGCCGTCTACAGCATATTTCACAGGATATGTTGATGTGATACGTGAGATGGATATGCGCAGAAAGGCCATAAAGGCCATGCACGACTGCTCGGCTATGGCGCTTGACTTAAAATGCGCAGACTTTGTGGAACGCATAGAACAAACAGCTTTTGAGCTGGCTACAAATAGCATAAAAGCTGATGAGTACAGAAGCATAGCAGATGTGGCAGCGGAAGTGGAAGATGAGGTAGACGAAAACATAAAGAATGGCGGAAAACGGTTAATCGGCAAACCGACAGGATTTGTAAGTCTTGACAGCTATATAGGCGGGATGCAAAACGGTGAGCTGATAGTGATAGCAGCCAGGCCAAGCATGGGCAAAACGGCATTTGCATTGAACATCGCCAGGAATTTTGCTAAAAAGGTCAAAGAACCGATCGCGATATTTAGCCTTGAGATGACCGCTAAACAGTTAACATACAGGCTGGCTAGTATGGAAACGGGCATAGACAGCGTGAAGATTAGGACCGGGAATATGGATGGGGGCGAGACAGATAAGTTCGCGGCGTTGATGTCAAATGTGATGGATATGAAGATGTCTATCGTTGATACGCCGGGCTTATCCATGGCCGACATACGAAGCCGAGCCCGGCGCATAGCGAAGAACAACGACAATAGGCTGGGGCTGGTAATAATCGACTATTTGCAGCTGATAAAAATACTCGGCAAAAACATTGTATATGAATATGGGCAAGTGGCACGAGAAGCGAAGGAAATGTCCAAAGAATTAGATTGTCCGGTATTGCTATTAAGCCAATTATCACGCGCTTGTGAGGCAAGGCAGAATCATAAACCGCTTATGAGCGATATACGTGAAAGCGGAGATATAGAGGCAGCCGCAGATAAAATACTCATGCTCTACCGCGATGAGTATTATAACCCGGATACGGCTGACAAAGGCATTGCAGAAGTGATAATCGCTAAAGGGCGTGATAACGGCACTGGCATAGTGAAGATGGCATGGATACCGACATTGACTCTGTTCGGTGAGCTTGAAAAATTCAGGAAGGAGAAATGACATGGAGAGCATAGTATTTTGCTATAAATGTGGGTCGTCGCAAGTGGATATCAAGTGCTGGGAAGATGAGCATACGGCGATATTCAGGTGCAGCAATTGCGGGAACGAATCACGGGTGCAAGGGTTCACGCTGGGTAAAGCTTGGGTAGATGAAAAGGCAATGGCAGAAGCACTACAGAGCATGGCTATATATAACAAATACGATGGCGGCATGGAACTTTGGATCAGAAGCATTAAACGAAGAGCGATGGAAAGGAGCAAATAAAATGGATAACATAAAGTCGGCGTTAAAACATTTAGAAGATATGGTCGTATTTATCCCGGATAGCGAGCTACAAATAGAGGTGGAGCACGCTATAAATGATTTACACAAAGAACTGCGCGATAGGGCGGAGGCCCCGGATGCTGCGGACGAAATATGCTACCACTGCCAGCATATGTGCGGCATACGGAGACGGTATGTGGGCGGCATGATGCTGAAATGTGTGGAGTTCGCAAGTGTGGCGGAAAAATGAAAACAGTATTAACACCCATAAACCGCTGGGGAACAAAGCACATGTATAACATAAAAATGGAAGGGTCAACAGAATTACAGGAACACGATAAAAAAGCAGCGGAACATTTTTTGGAATATTGTGATACCAATAAGTGTATACGAGGCAGAGTTAATGTAAAAGGCTGGTTTGAATGGCCTTGTACAGAGTGCTGCTGGAATCCATACAATATGCAAGAAAGCGAGGCCGAGGCAAAATGACACTGGAAACAGCGAAAGCGAGCATTCGACCAGGACAGACGGTGCGATTTAAGCCGGTGTGGGCTGGCAGAAAAGTAAGTGATATTCAGTATAAACAAGGACAGGTAGTGGAGAAATATGAACATCACTTCAGAGTAAAGCTTGGTAAGGTGTATGAGTGTTTCACATACACTGACGTGATGCTAGGCGATGTGAAGGTAATGAAACGATGAAGGCAGTGAGGCAGGCTAACCGGGGCAGAGCATTGGAAGAGCTGATTATTCTGGCTAATCAGCAGTATAGGGCCCAAGGCATAGCCGTGATACACAAGGTGCCAACGGCATGGCTGCCAATACGGGACAATGCCGGCCGTATTGTAAGCGCAAAGGTGGAAGAAAAGGCTGCGGTAGACTTCCTCGGTGTCTACCGTGGCCGCCCGATCGGATTTGATGCGAAGCAATGTTCAGGGGACCGCATACGATGGGATAGAGTAGAACCGCACCAGGCGTTGTTCCTCCAGGAATGGGAGAAGAGCGGAGGCATAGGATTTATATTTGTGGGGTTTAACTTTGAACGGTTTTATGTCGTGCCGTGGCAGTTCTGGCAAGAGCGTATGCAGCTTTGGCACAAAAAAGAAGGTCTGGCTTCAATAACGGCTACAGATATGAAGCCGGAATGGGAAACAAAAAACAGTAAAGAGATAGCGCTCAATTATCTTGAAACAGTAGATAATTTGTGGCCCACATGGTAATGTCTTTTGAAGGAGGATAAAACTATGGAAGATGTGCGAAACATGAAAAGAGAAGAACGCAAAAACCTCGAACTCGAGATCAAGGCGCGCAAGGAAGTGATCAAGCGCCTTACCTATCCCATTGCTCAACTCGTGAAGGCAGACGCCAAGGAACGGGCAAAACGCAAGGAACGCGCTGCCGCGCTCAGCGAATACAAAACCATCGTCGAGGCACAAGACGCCTACGGCTACGGCATCATAACCGACGACGAATACGATGCAATATGTGAGGCTATCGAGAGTGGCGAGAAGTACGTCGAGGAGACCATGACGCCGGTCAACCTTGCGCTCAAGATCCTACGAGACTTTACCCGTCAAATGGAAAGTGAGATCAGGAGCCTCGAGTTCGAGCTTCTGCCTCCGGAAGAACAAGCCAAGCGTCGCGCGGACTCCGAGGAAATCCGAGAACGGGCTGCCGCTAGGCGAGCGGTTAGAAAGGAGGTGCAGTCGTGAAAGTGAATCAGTTATCTGAATACAGAGGAAGTAAATTGTTTTTACCAGAGGATATGGAAATTACGCCGGAGTGCAAAATATGTGAAAGTAAAGAAGATGTTTTGTATGGGCTAAAAAAGAAAGAAGAGGGCTATTACGGATTCTATATTTGTCAGAAATGTTTTTATATGCTAGTTGGATTATATCAAAATATGGATTATACCGGGACAGATGCGGCTGGTCAGCGTGTTCATAGGCAATGAGGAGGAATGAAAGATGGGGAAAACGAATGTTATAGATGCATGCAAGGGTTGTCTGAATATAAGGATTGATAACAAATGTGAGATTATAAATGAGCCGTGCTACATGTGGAAGGATGGACATAAGTGTTGGGCATATGTAGATGATCCGGAAGTAATAATAAGCCGTTTACGGGAAATTTTTAACTATAGTTCCATAAAAGGCGCTGCCGGGGCTACATTGGGCGGTGTCATATCCGAAATACGCGCTTGGGAGGCTGGACGTGTTGAAACAAAAAAGGTGTAAGGCATGCGGTAAACTGTTACCTGCAACGCCAAAGTACTTTTGGAGAAATGGTAAAGGTAAGCTAAAATCAATCTGCCGGTATTGCCAGAGCCGCCAGAATCATGCTTTTAAGACGGTCGAATATCATTTATTTCACTATTTTGACGAGAAAGCGGAGATGGCCAGAGAAGTAGAAGCTGTGCTAGGTCCAGCATCGCCTAATCTTGAAATGCCGTTCGAGGATACGGGTCTGCAAAGCGACATAACGGCTGCAACGGCGCAGAAGATTGAGCAGATTGAAAACAATTATATTTGGGTAAAAATCATCGATGAACTGATGGACAGGCTTGAAAAGCAAGATAAAGAAACCGGCACTAAGATAGCTAGACTTCTGCATAAGAAGTATTTTGAAGAATTGGGCAAAGAACATATATGCGTAGAACTCGATATAAAGCCGTGGGAGTTTACTAAATGGCGCAAAGAAGCAATAAATCACGGGATTTTTTTAGCTTGCAAATATGAATGCTTTAATGAGGATGATGTAAAATTCGCATAAACGTTGATGTTTTTATCCTCCATTTATGTGGTAAAATAGTATCGTGAAGATAGATGATGTACTCATTTTACTTCCTCCTTTACATTTTACGTTGGCCGCCTTTGCTCCCTTGGGCGGCCATTATGATTTTTGCAGAACTAACTATACAGGTGATAACAATGAAAGCATGGGCAGAGAATTTTTATAAAAGCAAACAGTGGCATCGGTGCAGGGAAGCATATATCGCTAGCAGACATGGATTATGCGAAAGGTGCGCGGCACAAGGAAGGATTAGTCCAGGCGAAATTGTACACCACAAGCAATGGTTGACACAAAACACAATTAATGATCCAAATATAACGCTAAACTTTGATAATCTTGAGCTATTATGCATGGATTGCCATAACAAAGAGCATAGTAAACAATTACCAATTAACGATGAATTGACGTTTGACGAATATGGAAATATTGTAAAAAGATTAATCCCCCCCGATGAGGTAAATATTTGCGATGGCTAAGAGACCGGTGGGTGCAGTTTCAAAAACCTGAGAAGGGGCCCATATATGCGGTGTAGCAGACGAAGGTGAGATTACATGAACAAAGATGAACGGATAAAAAAGGAAATACGGAAACTTAAAAGAATATTCAAAGATTTACCAAAAGATAAAAGCGCAATTGTAGAGAAGCTTATTGGCAATGCCGCTTTTATGGCCGCAACGCTTGAAGATTTGCAGGATGCGATAAACCAAAACGGCTGCATAAGCACGTATCAGAATGGCGAGAACCAATGGGGAACAAAAAAGAGTCCTGAAGCTGACTTATACAATACGATGATAAAAAATTATTCGACTGTAGTTAAGCAACTGACAGATATGCTGCCAAAAGATGAGGCAAAAGCAGCGGAGGATGAACTCGTAACCTTCATACAGAAGGCGGTAAGATGAATTGGATATTAAAATACTGGGACGAAATCGGATCCGGCAACATCTTGGTATCGCAAAAGGTTTATAAAGAATATGGCAAGCTGGTCGATGATATACGTGACCCAAAAGGCGAATGGATATTTGATGAAGGCAGGGCAGAAAGGCCTATCCAGTTCATTGAAACATTCTGCAGGCAATCGAAAGGCGAATGGATCGGCAAACCCGTTCAGCTGCAGCTCTTTCAAAAGGCATATATATCGGCTTTATTCGGTTTTGTTCATAAAGATACAGGTATAAGGCGTTTCAAAGAAACGCTTTTTTTAGTTGCCCGCAAAAACGGTAAATCAACCATGCTGGCAGGCATTGCGCTTTATATGTTGATTGCTGATAATGAGGGTGGTGCAGAAATATATAGCGTGGCTACAAAAAAGGACCAAGCAAGAATTATATTCACCGAGGCTGTTAATATGGTCAAGCAATCTCCAGCATTATCTAAGCATATTCACAAGCGCAAAAGCGATATGTATATGCCTTTAACCTTCAGTAAGATGGAGCCGCTGGCCTCAGATAGCAACAGTCTTGACGGTTTAAACTCACATTGTGTGATTATTGATGAACTCCACGCAATTAGAGATAGAAATTTGTATGAAGTTATGAAGCAGTCAATGAGCGCAAGGAGACAACCGCTGCTGGTTATGATTACAACCGCCGGCACAGTAAGAGAATGCATTTATGATGATATATACGATTATGCCGCGAAGGTAATCGACGGTGTAATTGATGATGAACGGTTCTTGCCTATCATGTACGAGCTGGATAATCGTGATGAATGGGTAGATTGGCATATGTGGCAGAAGGCCAATCCGGGCCTAGGCAGCATTAAAAAGTTTGAGGACTTAGCTGAGAAAGTAGAACGTGCAAAGAACAACGCAAGAGATTTGCCAGGGGTTTTATGCAAGGATTTCAACATTAGAGAGTCAACAGCTCAGGCATGGTTGCCGTTTGAGATTATAAACAATGATGAAACTTTTGACATCAATGAATTCCGTGGGAGCTATGCAATTGGCGGTGTTGACTTATCTAGCACAACCGACTTGACATGCGCAACAATAGTTTTGATGAAGCCAGGCAGCAATAAGAAATATGTGATGCAGCAGTACTTTATGCCTGGAGAAATCATTGAGCAACGGGCTAAGGAAGATAAAGTGCCGTATGATATCTGGAAAGCGCAAGGACTCTTGACCGCTTGCGAAGGCTTTAAAGTTAACTACTCTGATGTTACAGCATGGTTTTTGGACCTGTTTAACAAATACGATATCCGGCCGCTTTGGATATATTACGATCCTTGGAATTCGAGCTATTGGGTCCAAGAGATGAAGGACTATGGTTTCCAGATGGTTGAGGCCAGGCAAGGATATAAGACATTGAGCCAGCCCATGAAAGAACTGGAGGCGGATCTGAGGAATAAGCAGATTAATTATAATAATAATCCGATCTTAAAATGGAATCTTACAAACGTAGTTGCTAAGCGTGATGAAAATGACAATATAAGGCCTGTTAAGGGCAAGAATCTGCGTGCCAGAATCGACGGCGCGGTTAGTTTATTAATCACTTACGTCGGTTTACAGGAGCATTTAAGTGATTATAAAGCATTGCTATAGGAGGTGATGGAATGCTAAAAGAAAGACGTAGCCTTTTTAATATAATATTCGGGCGCACCAAACAGCCACAATCGCAAGAATATACAAACCTGAAAATGCTGAGCGGATACCAGCCGATCTTTACGATGTTCGGTGACAATGCTTATGCAAGCGATATAGTTCGGGCAGCGGTGGATGCTATAGCCCGAAACGGCGCTAAGCTGAAACCGAAACATATTCGGAAGGCCAATGGCGATATTATGCAGCAAAGCTCAAATATACAATACCTCTTAGATACACGGCCAAACAAATACATGGACGCATACACATTTTTTTACCGTGTGTTGACTGAGTTGTTTATGCGTAATAATAGCTTTGTGTTCATTGACAAGGATGATGCCGGTAGTCCTGTTGGTTTATATCCGGTATCATCGGCCAATTTGGAACTATTAGAAAGTAAAAATGAAATATACGCACGATTTAAGTTCTTCGGCGGCGAACAAATAACAATACCATACGCAAACATAATACATTTGCGACGATTCTATTACGACAACGACTTTTACGGCGCGTCAAACAAAGCATTGATACCAACGCTTGAGCTTATTAATACGACTAACGAGGGCATAGTCAATGCTATCAAGACGTCAGCTAACATGCGGGGCATTTTAAAGTTTACACAAGCAATGCTGAAACCTGAAGACATAAAAAAAGAGCGCGATCGCTTCGTGTCCGAGTATATGAACATTGATAACAACGGTGGTATAGGTGCTATAGATGCAAAGGCGGATTTTATCCCGCTGGACAATAAGCCGCAGATTGTAGACAAGGACACTATGGCGCATATAAAGCAGTCGGTATACGATTATTTTGGCGTTAGTGAACCGATAATTACGTCAAACTATACCGAAGAGCAGTGGAATGCCTTTTATGAGAGCACATTGGAACCTATAGCAGTACAGATGGGGTTAGAATTTACCGCCAAACTTTTTACGGATAGGGAAATCGGCTTTGGCAATCAGATTATATTTGAGAGCTCACGCCTGCAGTACGCGAGCGCGACCACAAAAAGCAATCTGATCACGAATCTTATGGGGTTAGCCGTACTAAGCGTGAATGAAGCGCGGGAGATTCTGAACCTTGCGCCAGTTGAAGGTGGAGATGTGAGATATCAGTCGCTAAATTTCATAAACGCCGTAAGAGCGGCGGACTATCAGTTAGGAGGTGAAAATAATGCCAGCAATACCGAGGCACAAGACGCCAACGAGTGACAGAGAGTGGGACGGTCCGGGCAATGAGGCAAAACTTAAAACGGATCAAGGCTATGAGTATTATCGGCAGGCGTATGCTTGGGTTGACCCGGATATGGATAGGACATTAAAGACGGCATATAAATTCATCCATCATGAGGTAAGCAGTGACGGAACGCCGGGGGCGGCTAATATACGTGGCTGCATTAGCGGCATAGGTGTCCTCAACGGTGCAATGGGCGGCACTAATATACCAAAGGCTGATTATCAAGGTGTATATAATCATCTTGCTTCGCATCTTAGAGATGCAGATGTTGAACCGCCTGAGCTGCGGTCATATCAGCAAAAGCGTGAAGTCAGGTCGATGCCGGTTGAGATACTAGACATCGAAAACAACAAAATGCTTGTACAGGGCTATGCTATCCGGTTTAATGAGCCTGCAGTATTTAATTTCGACGGTGTAGAATACCGCGAGGTAATCGATGCGCGAGCGCTTGATAAAACCGATATGCGCGATGTGCCGCTAAAATATAATCATAGCGACGACATAATGATAATGGCGAGGACGAGAAACAAAACTTTGCAACTTATTAGAGATGAGCAAGGGCTCAAGATAATGGCTGAGCTGGCCAACACAACAGCGGGCAGGGACTTGTATGAACTAATCAAGCGTGGCGATATCGATAAAATGAGCTTTGCGTTTACAGTATCAAAAGACGAATATGATACCGAAACGCGGACGCGAAGGATTTTGTCTATCGATAAATTGTATGACGTGTCGGCAGTGGATACTCCGGCATATGACACCACGAGCTTATCTTTGCGTAGTTACTTCGAGGCGGAGGCCGAAAAGCAGCGAATAGCTCTGGAGAGAGTGTCGCGAAGAAAGAAGCTAATAATTAAAACATATTTTTAAGGAGTTGATATTATGAATATTGAAAAAAGGCTTAAAGAAATAAACGATCGCAAAGTTGAGATAAGGCAGTTATTAGAGAGCGATGCAGAAACTGATTTGGATGCAATAGAAAAAGAACTAAACGAGCTTGAACAGGAAGCACAAGAACTCAGGAGCAAAAAAGAGATCGCTGGGAAAATACAGACAGGCGAGGCTGAAGCAAGAAAAATAGAACAACCGGAGGTAGAAAAGATGGATAATGTTTTTGAAACTAAAGAATATAGAAGCGCATTCTTTAAGAAACTGCTAGGCAAACCATTGAACGAAGTTGAGGAAAGAGCATATTCTTCGGCTGACAATAGCGCATTTGCAGTCATACCTGTTGAAACAGCTAACATGATATTCGAAAAAATGAAACAGGTAGCACCAATGCTGAACCAGATTACACTGTTGAGAGTTGCAGGGAATGTGAAATTCGCGATAGAAAATGTACGCGATGCAGCTGCCTTGCATACCGAAAACGCGCCTATAACTCCAGCGGCCGATTCTTTAGTATATGTTACCTTGGCTGGCTATGAATACGCAAAAATAATACGTATTTCTAAGACAGTCGCCACCATGGCCATTGACGCTTTCGAGGCATGGCTTGTAAATATGCTCGCTGAAGATATTGCGAGGGCAATAGAAGACGATATCATCAACGGTACCGGCACAAACGAACCTAAAGGTATAGCGTCAGCATATACCACATGGACTGATGGGACTACCGCAATCTTGGTTGATACCGACGCTACGCCAGCTGAGGCGTTGGACTTCGATGACATAATGGACCTAATCGCCTTGTTGCCAAATGGTTATATGAGCAATGCAAAATTCCTGTGCAACAGCAGAATGTTTTATGGTACATTGGCTAAAATAAAAGACGCTGATGGTATGCCAATATACGTGAAGGATATGGAGAACGGTGTAGCTTTTAGGATTATGGGCTTTCCCGTCATACTCAGCGACTACGTGGCCGATAACACCGTATACTTTGGCGATTTCACCAAAGTAGTGGGCAATTTAAGTCAGGATATCGCAGTAGAATCTTCGACACAGAGCGGATTCCTGAATAACTCTATAGACTTCCGTGGGGCTGCTATATTTGATTGTGATATAGCTATTCCGGATGCTTTTAGGAAGCTTTACGTTGGTACAGCGCTATAAAAAAGGAGATGATTCTCCATGCTGGAGCTTGTAAAATTAGCTCTAAGAGTATCGAATACCGCGTTTGATGCAGAGATACAGAATTTGATTGATGCCGCTCTGGCTGATTTGGCCATGGGCGGCATCAATACAACCAACCAAGATACATTAATTCAACGCGCCGTTATAACGTACTGCAAAGCGTATTTTGGTTACGATAATCCAGATGCCGATCGACTTATCAAGGCATATGACATGCTAAAAATGCATCTTATGCTATCAAGCGAATATCAGGCGGTGATCGATAGTGAGATATAAAGAAGTGATAACACTATTAAAAAGTCCATATACGGCAGACGCTATTGGCAACCAAATACCGGGCGAATATGAACGCGTATTGGTGTTTGCAAATTTGTATTCCATATCGGCCGATGAATATTACAACGCAGCTTTGACAGGTTTAAGGCCATCCAAAGCTTTTGATATTTATTCTTTTGAGTATAGCGGTCAAGATAAATTAGAATACGAGGGGCAGACATACAATATAGTACGTGCAGATACCCGCGGTGAGAGAACGCGGTTATATTGTGAGAAGGTGGCCGGACAATGATAAAAATTGATGAGCTTTCAAATGAAATAGCCAGAACCATACAGGAATACAGTGAAGATGTTGAGCAGGCAGTACAAAAAGTGCTTGATAAAGATTCAACCGAATTAGTCAACAAGCTTAAAGCCACATCGCCGAAAAAGACTGGTGAGTATGCTAAAGGCTGGACTAAAAAGAAAAGCACGCTGGATGGACGCGTAACTTATACGGTGTATAACAAAGACCGCTACCAGTTAACGCATTTGCTTGAGTTCGGCCACGCAAAAAGGAGCGGCGGCAGAGTACCTGGGCAACCACATATAGGCCCGGCGCGGGATGAGATCGAAGAAAAAATAGTACGTGATATAGAAGCGGCTGTAAGAGGACGATAATATGGAACATTTATATCAGATATTGATATCTCTTGGATATCCTGTGGCCTATGGACAATTTATTTCCCCTGTGACTCCACCGTTTATTACTTACCAATTCAATGCATCGAATGATATTTATTTTGACAACCAGAATTCAGTAACAAAAGGCACATGGCAGATTGAGCTTTACACCGAAATTAAAGATAGGACAATTGAAAAGGCTTTAGAAGAAGTATTAAAAACTAATGGCTTGACATATACAAAATATGAAGCTTGGATAGATGATGAAAACTTATGGCAAGAAGTCTACTTAGTAGAAATTATGGAGGGATAATTTATGGCTAATAAAGTAATATTTGGATTAGAGAACGTGCATATAGCGTTCATGGATACGGAAGCGCCTGAGCAACCGGCATGGAAAACACCTGTAAAGATACCCGGTGCCGTGTCATTTTCGCCATCACCCGAAGGCGACGAAAATACGTTCTATGCGGACAATGGGCCCTACTTTAAAGTAACGACAAATAATGGATATACGGCCGAACTTGAAATGGCGTTAATACCAGATGATGTTTTGGCTGAGATGATGGGTTGGCGCATAGATAGTAATGGTATGCTGGTGGAAAATGCCGATGCCATGCCTAAAGAGTTTGCACTGCTTGGCGAAGTCAAGGGCGATAGCAAGAACAGGAGATTCGTATATTATCGCTGCACGGCAGCGCGAAGTGATGAAGAACATAACACGCAGGAGGATACTATTACTCCGGATACGACCACGCTAACTATAACAATATTACCGATTAACATTGGCGGCGAAAATGTAATTAAAGGCGTAATAGAGCTGAGCGATACTAATGCGACGGCATTCAACGCATTCTTTGGTTCTGTGCTGGTACCAGCGGTCGTAACACCATAATGGAGGGATAAAACATGAGAGAAATAAAGATAGGCGACAAAACCATAGGGCTAAAGGCCACTCCTTTGGCCCTTCTTTTTTACAAGCAAGAGTTTAACCATGACCTTGCAGGAGATTTAATTAAGCTTAGAGATGTTCAAGAACAACCTGATTCCTTTGATGCATTACTTTTTCTTCAAATTGCATGGGCAATGGCGAAAGCAGCTAACGGGCTTAACAAGCAATTTCCTTCGTTCATAAACTGGTTGAGCGAGCTTGAATTTTTTGACATAACTGACAATGACACTATTCAGGCTATTGCCGACGAAGCCATAGACGGATTTTTTCGTACCGCAAACAAAGCTGAAGAAGGGGCAAAAAAGTAATAACCGAAGCGTTGATATAGCTTTAGAATGGCTGCTCGTAGGAAAGCATATAGGTCTTACTTTCGAAGAAATGAACGAATTACGAATAAGAGATATAGCTCTAATGGCTGATATTGCGCTTGGCGAAACAGCTATTGAGGCCACACAAGATGATATTGATGCACTCTTGCGGTAGGAGGTGAATTCATGGCAGGAAATATAAAAGGCATAACAATAGAAATTGACGGCGAAACCAAAGGGCTTAGTAAGGCTTTAGGCGACGTTAATAAACAAAGTCGTGATCTTCAAAAAGAACTTAAAGGCGTCGAGACGCTTCTAAAACTTGACCCGAAAAATACTGAGCTTGTAGCGCAAAAACAAAAGATACTATCCGAACAAGTTGAAGTAACAAAACAAAAACTTGACAGGCTTAAGGACGCGCAGGTGCAAGTAAACGAACAATATCGCAAAGGTGAAATAGGAGAAGAACAATACAGGGACTTTCAGCGGGAGATAGTTGCAACCGAACAGAAACTGAAAAGCTACGAAGATCAACTCGATGAAGTCTCGAAAGGCCAAAGCAAACTCAAAGATGCGGTCGCAAAAACCGGCGAGTCCCTTAAAAGCATAGGCACTAAAATGACGGACGTCGGCAAGACGATGTCGATGAAGGTCACCGCGCCTATTGTGGCCGCCGGCGCCGCTGCAATAAAAATGTCTAATGATTTCGACGCCTCAATGGCAAATGTGGCTACGCTTATTCCGGGAAACGTTGATAGGGTAAACGAGCTCAAAGATGCTGTCCAAGATATGGCTGTAGATGTTGGGAAACATACTGGTGACTTGGCGGATGGATTGTACCAAGTTATCTCGGCTTTTGGCGACACTGCGGATACTGCGAAGATTTTGGAAATCAACGCTAAAGCTGCGGCTGCTGGTGTTGCTACTACGACCGATGCAATTAATTTAACAAGTGCAGTTACAAAAGGATATGGGGACACCACGGCCGAAGCAGTAGGTAAAGTTAGCGACTTAGCTTTTACCACGGTTAAGCTTGGGCAAACCACATTTCCGGAGTTAGCGTCTTCCATTGGCAGGGTGACACCTTTAGCGGCCTCACTTGGCCTGAGTATGGAGGAATTATTTGGGGTTATGGCCACAGCTACTGGCGTAACAGGAAGTGCGGCGGAAGTATCAACGCAATTACGCGGTGTTCTTCAATCTTTAATGGCCCCTACTGATTCAATGACAAAGCTAATTAAAAAAATGGGTTTTGAGAGCGGAGCTGCTATGTTAGAGCAGTTAGGACTTCAAGAAACAATTAATACAGTAGTAAACGCAGCCGAGAAGTCTAACACTCCACTTCAAAAATATATTGGGTCTATCGAAGGGCAAACTTTAGCTTTGGCTTTAGCTGGGCCGCAAGCAGAATCGTTTACAGAAAAGTTAAACGCAATGAAAGACGTATCCGGCGCAACGGATGAGGCTTTTAAAGAGCAGACCGAAGGCATTAATGCCGCCGGCTTTCAATGGGAACAATTCAAGATTAAAATTGAAACAACTGCGCAAGATATCGGCGATAAGTTAGCACCGGCTCTTTCTAATTTACTTAGCAAAATATCAGAATTAGTAGACCGGTTCACCGAGCTCTCGCCGAAACAACAAGATATGATATTAAAAATAGGAGCTTTGGCAGCGGTCTTGGGTCCAGCGTTGGTAGTTACTGGCAAATTCGTAAGCGCAATCGGAGATATTACAAAAGGCTTAGCGCCACTGGTGGGCAAGTTGCCGGGGGCAACTGTAGCAGTGGGCAAATTCATTGGTAAGTTTGCTACTGGTTCGCTTGATGCAATAAAAGGTTTTGGCTCGGCAATAGTGGATGTAGCCACATCTGCCGGCAGTTTTGCATCAAAGCTTGGTACTGATGCATTCAATGCCGTAACCAGCTTTGGATCGGCAATAGGCGATGGCGTTGCCAAACTGGGCGAATTTGTCGGCAAATTAGCGGTCGACGGTCTGCAAGCAGCAGGTAATTTTGCTTCTAAAATAGGCGAGGGAGCGCTTAAAATCGGTGAATTTGCCACAAAGCTAGCCGTAGACGGAGTAAAGGCGGTAGCAAGTTTTGCCGTGCAATTGGCAACTACGGCATGGAGTGCTATAACTTCTTTTGTAGGGGCTATGGGTGGCGCTATTGCATCTGCTTGGAGCTTCACAGCAGCGCTTTTAGCGAACCCAATAACATGGATAGTCGCGGCTATACTTGGCTTAATTGCAGTGATTATCTTGCTGTGGAAGAATTGGGATGACGTTTCAAAGTTTCTTACTGAAACATGGAATAAGATAAAAGAGGTTGGCGAAACAGTATGGAACGGCTTAAAAGACTTTTTTGCGGGTGTATGGGAGGCTATTACGGCGAAGGTCAAAGAAGTCTGGAATGGAATAAAAGAGTTTTTAAGCGGTTTATGGGAAGGCATAAAAGCTACTGCAAGCAGCATATGGGAAGGCATCAAGAACGCTATAATTGCTCCGATAAACGCTGCAAAAACGCTTCTTACACAGGTATGGAACGCTATAAAAAAGTTTGTTTCAGATTTATGGAATAGCATAAAATCTAAAGCTAGTGAAGTATGGGAAGGTATCAAGAATGCAATAATGACTCCGATTAACTCAGCTAAAATGCTGCTTTCTGACGCGTGGAACAGCATAAAAACTACAGCGTCTAATCTGTGGAACGGTATAAAGAATACTGCGAATACAGTATGGGAAGGTATAAAGACTAACATTATGACTCCGATTAATTCGGTTAAAAAACTATTATCAGATGTATGGGGCGGCATAACTAAATCAGCTACTGATGCTTGGAACGGATTAAAGAAATCAGCGTCGACGATATTTAATAATGTAAAAGATGCCATATTGGCTCCGTTTAAGAACTTGCATATACCCCTGCCGCATTTTAAGTTTTCAACAAAGCAGGTTAATGTGGCGGGATTAAGTTTCCCAGTGCCCAACGTAAAGATTGATTGGTATAAAAAGGGAGGCATATTCACACAGCCTAGCATAATCGGCGTGGGTGAAGCGGGAGCTGAGGCAGTCGTGCCAATTGACAAATTAAGCAAAATTATGGCTGATACGCTAAAACAGATGAACGTACAAACAACGGCGGGGCCTGCGATTGTGGTGCAGAATATGACTGTAAGAGACGATCAGGATATAGAGCTTATATCTCAGAGATTATATAGTATGATTCAGTCTACAAGCCGTGCAAGGGGGATGAGGTAATGCTTGATTTTACGTTTAATGGAGTTAAAGCATCGGATATGGGCTTAAAGGTAATGAACATACAACATTCTATCATGCCCGCAATACGCGACCAATATGAGGCCATAGCCGGAAGGCATGGTAGTTATCTATTCCCGCAGGCATATGGCGATAGGATTGTTACGATTGAGTGTTTACGCTTATCCTCCGATTTCAGCAATGTTAGACAGGATATATTCCTTATATCAGCATGGCTAAATACTAACGATAGAGTACGGCTAGAGCTAAGCGATATGCCCGGCAAGTATTATATGGCAAAGTTAACCAACGGTGGAGATTTAAATAGATTCCTATATACTGGCACGTTTACATTGGAATTTAATTGTGAACCGTTTGCGTATGATGATTTAATGTTAATCTATAGCATAGTTATTAGTGGCAGTCCGTTCTCGCGTAATAGTGCAGCATATAATATTGATTATACATCTGTTGGCAATAATATGCCACGATACTGGCCTATTGGCACTAAAATACAATATACAGATGAAGAACAGCGAACCATAGGAGTTATATGGCCGCTGGCTAATAGCTTGGATTATATTTCTTATGATGGCATTGAAAATGTAACATTATACGATGAAGCTGCTACAAAATCATTTTATATGCCAGGCACTGCTGATAGTTATCCAATAATTTCACTAAAAGGCACAAATACAAGCGGACAAATAAGCATTACGTTAAATGGCACGACTTTTTCATATACTGGGGCGTTGATTAGCGGCGATATTCTGACGATAGATTGCCAAAAATACAGCGTGAAAAGGAATGATACAAGAGCTATGATGTATTTTATTGGTGAATTTCCAAAATTGGTAGCAGGAGAAAACACGTTGTCGTGGACTTTAAGCGGTGGCGCCACATTGACCGAACTAAAAATAACCACGCAAGGAAGGTGGTATTAGATGGCAGTTTTAATTGAAAGAGCTTGTACACCAGTATTCTCAAGCAAAATGAATACAGACAGCGATGGAAACGGTAGAGTTGATGGCTTTGCGTCGTGGTACGATGCTGGCATAACAGCTGTATTTTCAATTGATGATAACGCACAAAAAATAGATATTACAGCAAGCACTGCTGTAGGTGCTGCTGCTATAAACACCCCCCTTATTACAGTATCTCCGTCCACAGCATATAGTTTTCAGGTACTTTCGCGCGGTATCGTTTTGGCAGGCACATTCAAAAACAATATATATATAACGTGGCTTGATATATCTGACGCTGTTATAAGCCAAAGCATCCTGAGCTTTCAAGACCCCACCACATATTGGAAATTACATCGAACTGAAAACATAACGCCACCTTCAAACGCAGCTAAAGCACGAATAGTTTTGCGTGCTTATGCCCGAGCTGCTGGCGACATTGGCACGGTATGGTTTAGAAATGTTCAACTTGAAGCTGTTAATACATGTAGCACGTTTACAGATTTGCCTAGAGCTGCCGATGCTCAAGGATTAGCTATTGAGCCACTGTCTGATACATTTAGCATATCTTTTGCTGTTGCGCCAAACTTTGAGTATAATAATGTACCAACTGGCGGTGCAGTATGGATGCGGCTGTCTAGCTTAAATTCAGAAATACGCATATTAGAAAACAACAATGGCATTATCCAAGCGGCACAAAGGATAGGCAGTACATGGACGTATGTTGAGTTGCCAGCAATACAACACGCTAGATACCAGATTATCAAAATAATATTAACACGTGCTGGAAATACAACGTATTTATACGCAAGGTTAAATAATGGAACGACAATAAGCACAATTGCGACGACACAACCGTTAGCTGCTGGATTTAACACGTTATCGTTGAATACTGTAGATTTGGAAAGTAATTCATTCATTGAAAGTGTAACACTATATCGCACAAATGTTATTACTACAGTGGAGGCAGCAAACGTCGTATTTGATGATATGAACACTGAGATGGTGATAAATGGTGATTTTAGTAATGGTAGTGATGGATGGGAATTATTCAATGAAGCAGTAGTTGAAAATGGCAGGTTAAAAGGTGTTGCGACACGGGCAGATAGTGTTTCGACTTTTTTTGCAAGGCAGTATATAAAGGCATTGCCAAACAATACTTATAAAATCAAAGTAAGATTAAGTGGATATGTTAATGATACAAACAGACCATATATAAGTGTTGTTGGAACAGATATGTTGCGGTATGGTTTTACGCAACAAGTTGTTTATGGCTTTTCTACTGTAGATAATCAATATTTGGAATTTACATTCACTACAAATGAAGATGCATATTATATTTTATTGATATGTTATGCTAACGGTACTTGCACTGCTTATTTTGATGACATATCCGTTCAACTTGTAAACTAGGAGGTGATATAATGAATCTGTATATTTATGATAAAAATGATGTGCTTCAAGCAGTACTATCCAACGATGCCGATGCCTGCCCATTTTGGGATGCTGTTCATGATGAAAAGCTGACAGGCGAAAATACGTTCACGTTTTCCACTGTGGCTGATAAAGAAGAAAGTGAATTTATTGTAGAAGGCAATAGCGTAGCATTTCAAGATAAGGATGGATATTGGCAGTTATTTGAAATCAAGAAAACCACTGATACACATAATAGTGATGGGATTACACGTGAAGTATATGCTGAACATGCGTATTATGAATTAATCGATAGTATTGTAACTGATATTCGTCCATATAACGTATCAGCAGCATTTGCGCTACAGCGTGCTCTTGAGAACACACGTTGGTCTGTTGGAACAGTAGCAGATTTAGGCATAAACAGCACTAATTTCTATTATGAAACAGCATTATCGGCAGTACAAAAAGTGGCTAACACGTGGGGCGGTGAGTTAAGATATCGGATAGCTATCAATAATAACCAGATAACTGCCAGATACGTTGACTTGCCAGCTAGACGTGGTGAAGTAACTGGCAAGCGTTTTGAATTCACTAAAGATATCAAAGAAGTTAAGCGTGATATAGATATTAGCAATATATGCACTGCTGCTTATGGGCGGGGTAAAGGCGAGGAAATAGAAACAGCAGAAGGCGGAACTGCTTATGGCCGCAGAACAACGTTTGCTGATGTTGTATGGAGCATAGCTAATGGCGATCCTGTCGACAAACCTGCTGGTCAAGAATGGGTGGGCGATACAGATGCTTTAGCACAATGGGGGCGAGGCGGACAACATAGATTTGCTATATATCAAGACGATGAAGAAACTGACCCTGATGTATTGCTAGAAAAAACATGGCAATATGTTCAAGAGCACAAAGTTCCATTGATAACGTATACCATGGACGTATTGGATTTGGAAAGACTAGCGGGTTATGAACATGAAGCAGTGCGTTTGGGCGATAGTGTAAATGTGCGGGATATTGATTTGGGCATAGATGTAGTAGCACGAATAATTGAGATTGGGCGGGATTTGTTACTACCAGAGAACACAAAAATAGTGCTAGGAAATTTCTTGCCGAATTTGGCTAATTTGAGTATAGCCCAAAATAGAATTAATCAGATGGTATCAGATCGCAGTGGTGTATGGGATAGGGCAACAGCGTTTAATCCAGACGGTACGCTATCTACTGAATGGCTGGAAGGCGTTATTGATACTTTGGTAACAGAAGTCAAGGCGGGTGCTGGTACTGTAACTATAACTGACGATAACGGAATACTTATAACTGATAATGCTACCAATCCCACTAAAGCTTTGAGGTTACTAGGCGGGATATTTGCTATAGCCAATAGTAAGACACCAGAAGGAGACTGGAATTGGAGAACATT